TTTTTTTCTAATTTAACTATAGTTGCATCTCTAGCATCTTCTAGTTTTACATACTCTTTGTTTTGAAATGCATCATATTCTTTTAAAATATCATCTTCTATCCGAGAAGGTAATGCCGCTTTTTGTTCAGCTAGTTGTGTACCCATCCTGTCTAAAATGTTTATTGATTCTTGCTCTGGGGTTAACCTAACCTCAGCATTAATTTTATCAGTCGGCTTAGGAGGGCCAACAAACTCTGACGCATTCTTAGAAAGATTTCTAAAGTATCCAGAAATCCCACCTACTGCCCCACCAAGAAGCCCTGCACCTATAGCTGTAGTGCCAATAGCCATTAAAGCATCTTCAAACTCATAAGGTGAATTAATGTCGTGCTTGTGCTTATATACCAGTGGTTGAATAGCAGACTCAGAGGCTAAGGCAATAGCGGCTGTGTTTCTACCTGTCATTAATGCTTGGCTTAATGTACTCATTCCTTTGTAAGCAGTACCTACACCTATACCCATAGTAGCTACGTTAATAGGATCAAGCATATAACCACCCATGCTTCCTAAAAACTGTGCAAATCCATTGCCACGCTCTATAACATCTTGGTTTTCTTCTCTGCGCTTGCGTAGTATTTCTGTGCGTTCGTCATACAATTCACGGTTAGTTTTTATAAAGCCTGTATCTTCAGCTAATCTGTCATAATCAAGTTCACCAGTAATATCTGTATATGGCTTTAAATTAAACCCTTCGCTAGACATTTCAAATATTTGTTTATTTCTATCATCATATCCCTGACGATTTAACAAACTAGAAACAGATAACTCTTCGTCTATGACAAAACCAAACGCTGAACCCATAGTTTCAAAAAAAGTAGGGTCTTCACGAACCTCTTGTGGGCCACGCAAATTCTGATAATAATTGCGCTGATCTTGATTAGAAAGAATTGGCATTATTTATCTCTAGTTAATATTGGAGTTAAAAACTTTTTGCGTCTAGCCTCTACAAAAGAACCGCTTTCTTTAGAGCTTTTCATGTCATTAATTTTTTCTTGCGTAACATTAAATATTATTGGCGCACCGTCTTCCCCATAAATAGGAATCCCAGAATCATTATAAACGTGGTAATTACCTTGGCCTGCAATAGCTTTAATTTGACCGTTAGGAAAGCCAAGAGAATCAAAATAAGCATCAAGATCGTAATCAGGAATACCTCTTGGTAATTGTGTCTGATATCCTCGTATCTTTTTTACACCGCCTGTAACAGCTTGTATAGCCGCTTTAAACTTAGAAGGATTGTATTGGTCTTCTCCAGCATCTAACGAGCCGTAGTAGTAATTAAGAGCCGCATCAAGGGTATCTCGCTTATCATTAGGCCCGTAAACAGTACCAACAATATCATTAAAATCTGACATATATCTATCAGATGATTTTAGTGTTGTAACTAATTTGTTAGCTAGTAAATCTTGTCCTTTAAATATAGTTTCTTGAACAACACGATTACCACTTGCCGCCGCCTGTGAGAATACACCCTGTTGTTTAGGTGCAATTTGACCCCATAAAGCTGAGTTACTACCAAATACATTAACTAATTCTATTTTTTCAGCAGGTGTCATTTGTGTAATTGTATTACTTAATGCACTAGCTTCATTATCTGTAAGCGGTGACACCGCAACTCCATAATGTGCAGAAGCTAATTTAGCTTGTTTTTGTCTTTTAGCAAATGCTTCTTGATTTGCAGGGCTATCAAAATCTTCAGCTAATGGATCAAATTCTATAGGCTTTCCTAATCCTTGAGCTACGTACATACTTATACCATCTTCTCTAGCTTGCCTATTGATATCTGCATTAGCAACTAACATGGCTTTATAAGCATCGGCACGATCTAAACCACCTGTTCGTGCTGACTCAAGCATTTCATTTCTAGCTTGCAATGAAGCAGTAGCAAATATTCCTATTTCATCTGCTAAAAATAACTTTTCTTCTAAAGGTGTACCTTTAGCCATTTCATATATAGCTGTTCTTTCTTGCTCATCAATAGGCTGTCCTAAAGTTCTTGATGTAATGTAATCTTGTACTTTTTCAGAAGCTTCTTTTGTTGAAACTGTTTTGGTTGCTTGTAACCTTGAGTTTTGTCTATTTAAATCTTGTTGTGCGCTAATTTCAAATGATCTTAATTCTTCCTGAGAGTAGCTACTAGGAATTGATTCTTTTAACATTTTATCTAATGCTGTCATAGCGGCAGAAACACCATCTTTTTCAACAATAGCATCTAACTTTAATAAACGAGTTTGCTCATATATTTTATTTTTTAATTTTCTTTTGTCTTCTAATACACGGCTAGCATACTCAGGACTAGCTTCAGCTAAAGCATCCATAGTAAGCAACAACAACTCTGACTCAGAATTAACTAACTCTGTATCTCCTTCACGAGCTAAGTTTGCAATATTTCTAACACCAGTATTAATTGAATCAGTTAATGTAATTATATTTTTGTTATTAGATTCAGTTAAAAAGTTTTTGTTTAATTTTTCTTCGGCAGAAGATATTCTGCTTGCAAGAGCTTCGTTAATTCTAGGTTGAGATTCAGGAGGCAAAAGGTTAACAGTAGCTTGCCTGTACGCATTAGCATCGCTTGCAAAACCTTGTGGATTGTCTTTGTACTTTTCTTCTAATTCTTTTATTTTTATATCAGAATCAATACTTATTTCTGCTAAATATGCATTAATAGCATTACGATTAAATACTTCAGATCCATAACCTTTACGAGTAGGAACTTTGCCAAATACTTTTTGACCTTCTTCGTCTACAGTAATAGCTTGTTCTACAGCTTCTTGTGCTTGAGCAGGAGCCTCACGTTCAGCTTTAGCAATACCAAATTCTTCAGCTATACCACCTACTTGCTTTGCTAATCCAGCAAGAGCTTGCATACGTTTAGCCGCAGAGTCATCTACCCCTGTAGGGCGGAACTCTCCATAAAAACCAACACGTTGTTGTCTAGGTTGTTTAGCCATTTATATTTTCCTATTCGGGCATAGCTTTTGCAGTTTTTCCAGCTCCATCTAACAAAGTAGAAGTTGCTCCTATATTAGCGGTACTTCTAGCCATAGCTCCTTGTCTGCGTAATTGAGCTTGTTTTAATTTATCGGATACAGCCAGCATACCTTCGCTTGCGCTAACTTGTTTTGCGCTTTCTAAAGCAATACTTTTAGGTGTTACACCAGATACTCCACCAGCCGCCATAGACACTGCATTAGCCGCAAGGACTTTATTTAACTCTTGCCGTCTTTGTAATTCACGAGCCTCTGCCGCTAACTTTTCTTCTTCAGCTTGACGCTCTAAAGATTCCTGTTGCGCTTTACCAGCTTCAACTTGACCGTAAACACTAACTGCGGTGCTAGTTGCTATTGCCGCTACTATAAAAAATGACATCTAAATATCCTCTGGCTCTAACAAAGCCTTTTCTATCTCGTCTATATCAGTTAAATATGTAGGATGATATGTAATCCAAACACAGTCTGTTTCAGCGTATATAACACGCTTAGTTTGCGGAATAGTTTCTCCCATAAACGGAGCTTCTATATCCATGTTTCCAAATTGGCTAGATACTTTACATCTGCCTTTTACTACCATGTACAAGTGTGTAGTTTTGTGTAAAGCTCCTACCAAACATACGCCAGCAGGAATAAATAACTCTCTTGCATACAATCCATCGCTAAAATGATGTTTTGTTTCTAACTCTATTGTGTCTCCTTTTAACATAAGAGACTGTAATTTTATAATATCATCTTGCGCTGTTACTTCATTCACGAACTAATCTCATATCCAATTGCTTGCAGATGGAATGGTGTTGGGTCTGGTATTGTAATAATAGGAGTAACTTCTCTATCCCATCCGTTACCACCGTGGTTATCTTCTATAATTCCTGTAGAAGGTATAAGGGATGAGTTTAAAGGGCTATTCCCCGCATCTCCAAACGTTCTAACAGGTACTAAGTTTCCATCTATATAAACACCAGCACTATTGTAAACACGCAGATTCATGCGATCTATACGCTTCTGGTTCAATACTGTTTGTGAGCCATTAGGTGATCTTGTGTTTAATGGCATTCCTCTAATCTCACAGTTAAAGTTTTGCCCTACTTCTATCACATCTGTTAGTGCGGCTTCAATAGATGTTAATGTAATTGTTCCTGTAGCACTTACTGCTCTAGAGGGAAGACTACTATTACCCGCTACAACCTCTACTGTATCTCCAGCTAAATGTAAGAGGCCAGACAACGTAGTGCTATGTGGTGATGTGTATTTAACACTGCTGTCCATTTTGTAATCAAAAGTCATTTGATCTATAGTAAAACGATTTATATCTCTCTGGCTATAAGTAAACAATGTATTATTTACCGTTACACACTGTTTAAATAAATCTGCTCCACCGCTATTACGTACTTGGTTAAACTTTGTATAACCGTTTATATCTTGATCACGCAACGTATTTAAAACAACAGCCGTACCATCTTGGTTAATAACAAATACATAGTTAGCATCTTCTGATGTTGTACTTGTTACTATGTCCATATCAACAGGACTAACTATTAAATGTGACGCTAATACTGATAAATCAATACTACGATATGCATCTTCATTGTAGTCATACAAGTATTGTCTTAAACTCCTACCATTGCGATCTACAAATAAAATAGCGCCATCTAATGCTGTAGTAGGGACGTTAATACTAAAACTACCATGCTGTGTTTGTTGTTGTATATTAATTGTTGTAGGCGTGTTACCTGTGACTTTGTACTCAGCACCCTCTGTAAATATTTGTAATCCACGATCACCTACAATATCTACAATATCACTTTGCGATCCATTTATACTTACAAAAATAGCCTCGTCATCATCGCCTTCTTCAAGATAAAAATCTAAAAATGATCCAGCTTTAGATGCAAAAACACTTTGGGGTTTATCTCTTGTTCCACCAAACCATAATCGCCCACCAGCAAATACACCGTTTTTAGGATAGCCTCTAGTAGCACTCCATACATCTTCTTTACGTGAAACGCCTTGAGTAATATTGCTAAATGCTATCGAATTGTTAGTTCCATCAAGCTCAGATGTTGGAAATGCAGACCACTCTTTAAAGTTTTTTGTAGACTCTCCAGATACAGTAATAACAAATGCAGAGTTTCCTCCTGTAACAGCAATACCTGTGTCACCAAATATAGGCATTTCTTGCAAATTCTTTTCAATATTAAATGCACTAGATGCGGCATTTCCTGTTAAAGTAATATTTTTACTTAGCACACCTTCAACATCTATTTGAAATCTATCTCCAACACTAAAATTACTAAGAGTCATAGTTGTTACATAGTTTGTAGGAACAGGACTAGAAGAATCATTAAAATCAAACTGTGGCACATTTAAAAATGGCGCGTCATCAAATTTAAATATATTGTTGCCGTTTAAATTGTATATTAATCGTTTAACAGGCACATTTTCGTTAAACATAAGTAATACGTTTTCATTACTTGCTACACGATTAGGAAAATTAGTTCCTATGTCTGTCGCTACATCTTGCTTAAATGTAGGTATGTCATTTGCAACTTGATATATTCGCAAATTGTTATTAGTAAATAAAAGCAAATAACTACTGTTAATGCTTATTTCAAATTTATGCATTTTTATTTGATTAGAAAACGCGCCAGTTACATTGTAGAAATGCATCTCTGCTAACGAAACATTGCACGTACCTAAATCTGTAGTGCCAACTCTAGCCAATCTCCAATCTTGGTCTAAGAAAGGGGTAGGCACACCACTGTTTAAAATGGTAACTCTAAGTGTTTGTTCAAAATCAGTTAACGTAGGAACATTAGCAACTGTAATCCATGCACCACCAGTTTGTTGATATTGGATAACAAACTCATTGCTAGTAGCATCAGCAGTAGTCAATTTAATGTTTATTAAATCTATGTAGGCAATAGTTTGTTGGCTGGTAAATTGATAAGACGCGACAACAAAAGGATTAGTAGTTCCTATTCCTGCTGTAGTAGTACCAAAAGTTGTAAGGTCATTATCATTTAGATTAGCCGCAGTACCACCATTGGGCATAGTAGCTGTAGGAGCAGAATACTTAGCTACCACTGGTGCTGGAGTTGTAACAAACTTAAACCCTGCTCTACGCTTTACTCCTCCTTGTGGGACAGTAACAACATTAGTAGCAGTTTGTAAGCCTTGGTAGTATTGATCAAGATCTGTTCGACCTTTTACAATTGGCGATAACTCACCACTTACAAAACTATTTTGCAAAAAGTGACTTTTAGCCATTAGAACCTCACATCAACAAACGGCCTACTGGTAAGCGGAGTGATAGGATGTTGTTGAGAATCAGTGTAACGCGCCATATTAGATGCGTTAATATATTCTTCATTCATCAATTGTTTGGTAGAAGCACTGTCTCTAATAGACATAGCAAAATCTTTAGCTAGTGCGTACTCAACCATTTTAGAAAAGTATGCGGGCCATGTAGCCTCAGATACAGTATAGATGTAATCGCAGAATAAATTTGTGTCATAGTTACAGTAAACGCGATCACCAAGAATTTGGTAATTAATGCTAGGGTTCATTTTAATAAACACTAACAAGTCAGATGGCAGTTGATACATAACATCGTATTCAGTGCCTACTGGTGTTTCATTAATTTTAGATAGCTGTGCTTTTTTACGTGCAAATCCCCAACGATACTTTGTAAGCTCATTGTGGACAATGTTGTCATATAGATTGTTAGCAACAGTTTGTGCGCGAGTGTTGCCAGTTAACGATGTAATAGGCAAATCACCAATTAAAATTAAAGCATTAGAAATTAAATTGATTTTACTTGCCATAATAGACCTTTATGTAGATAGAAAGGGGGCCGAAGCCCCCAATCAGTTAGGCATCACCAAGAGCAGTGCCAGAAGCCAAATCAATAGAAGAAGTTCCATTGTTTGTTTTTACAAAAGTAGCAGTTACCGCAACACCGTCAGTATCAACAACTAGAACAACATCACCAAGATGAAGTTCACTGATAGCTGAAAGCATATAGTTAGCACCTGTTACAGTTGCAGGAGCATCAGTAGACGCATACACCCACAATGGGCGAGAGTTTCCTGAACCACCAATTCTAGATAAACCAGATCGTGCAAAAGCCATGATAGTTCTCCTTATACGTTATCTTTGTATTCGACTTTAACTAGACCACCGTTGTCACGGACAACAGATCCAGCTTTGAGCATACCGTTGCACAAGAATGAAGTGCGCTCTGGTACATAGTCGATTGATGTTTTCATGTCGATGCCAATAGCAAGTCCAACAGCATCTTTCTGGAAGAACCAAGAATCAACAGTGTTTCCAGCTACAGTCAAACCACCTTCAGTACGATCTTCAAGAATGATGAAAGTAAATCCAGCTAGGCTGTTAACATCACCAGTTACCAAAGCTTTAATAGTCTGGTAATCAGCGTTAGTTGCTTTCTCATCTTTTAGAAGTCCACCAAGACCAGCAGAGTTAACTGCCGCGTATAGGTTAGCATTTTGTACACCGTTCTTACGCAATGCAACTTGAGCTTCAATAACCTTGTTCATGCTTAGAGCCAATCCACCGTGAGCAATGTCAGCCGCATCAGGATTAGAAGAGTTCATAGCATCAATAACAAGTTGATCACAACGACGGCCAAGTGCCCCAGCGATAGTGCTTGCTAGTTCTTGCTTCTCATCAAAGTTAACGTCTTGTTGGTCAAAGATGTCAGTGTATTCTGGAGCGTTCCAGTTAGAAAGTGTGGCAATCTTAAATTCGTGCGCTACGTCCATTGGAGTTACTAGATCAGAAGTAGACTTCTGGTTAGCAAGACCTTTGCCCATGCGACGGAACTTGTAAGTGTCACCAACTACATTGTTACGAATAGTAACAGAAGGCTTCATTAGCCCCATGCCTTGATAGGCGTGTTTTACCATAGAGTCAAACTCAATGACTGCTACGGACGATAGTGTTTTACTCATAATAATTTCCTCGAAAAAGAGTAATTTAAAAAGTTTTTCAAGGTTTTAGCTGAGTACCCAGTAAATTGGTCAGCATTCAACCTAAATTTACTGGGCTATAGAGATAGGTATCCAGTTTTTGGATTATACACCTTTTATGGTATATCAATCAATGTTTACTGTGCTTCACCCCAAGCTTGCATAAGCTTCTGTATTTTACGCTCATGCTCAATGTTAGTGCTACGCAGTAAGTTCCCATGATCATCTTTCTTAAACATTTCAGCTTCGATAGATTCCCATGACAATCCAGCAGGGGCTACATCGTTTTCAGTAGGCAGTTTAACAGGTGCAGTTGCGCCTACTAACATTTCGATTAGTTGAATGTTTTCTGCTGTTGTTACTAAATCTTTTGCTTTTTCGTAAGTTTCTGCATCAAGGTTATTTTTCATAAACCCATCTACATTGTTAATACGATCTTGCGCGTTATCTCCTAATTTAGCAATTTCTGCTTCTTGATTAACTTCTTGTACAGCATCATCTTGTGCAGATAACAAATCCCATGCGCGTCCAAAGGCTTCTTGCGACATATTTGTATCATCTGCAAAAGTTATTAACTCTTGTAATAATGCATCATCATTTTCAATTCCTTCAGGATGCATATAACCATCTTTAGGCGTACCTTTAAAACCTCCAAACTTTTTTTCTAACTCAGCATATCCTT